AGTTTAGAGGAGAGCATAGTACCCCCAAGATTCAGCATTACTGCCTATCTTGGGAGAGTACTATGAACAAGAGAGAAACGATCCGCATAGGTTTTCGTCCGTCGTGTCGCATTACAGTCGTGCAGAAATGGCTACCCGTTCAACAATCTGCTTGGCTCTCTCGCGGCCATGACTGTCAGTACTCTGAAGCTCTTCGACGCCCCAGATTTTTAATCCAGCTCAAGAGGGATAGCTGGAACCATTTAGTCGCTCGTGCGTCCGATGTTTCAGGTTGTGCAGGAGGTACGCGGTAAGCTATAGGCTTACGGGAGACAGAATCGTAGAAATTCGAGCCTATGTCAACACAGATTGAAGAGAAATTTGATGCCGTGGATCAGAAGGAAAAGTTGATCCAAAAGATCCTCAAGTTCCCAATGCAGGAGCATCCTGTGTTTCCGTGTCCGAACGAGGAACAGCGACGGCAGATGGTGGAGAACGTCGGGACGGAACAAGTGATGCGGATGTTCCTGGCTAGAGAGCAGCGTATCCGGGCGGAGCAGGATGATCCCTACCGGTACGGCAGCGAACTGACGGCTTGGCCGGATGCTGACGATATTCTCAACCGTTTCAACGAGGTGTTGGTGCTCGGTGGCAACCGGGCAGGGAAAACCGAATGGGCAGCCAAACGTGTGGCTCAAGCGTTTGTTGGCATGGATCTCGTTGGCAACATGCCTGCATGGCTGAAGGAACGCAGCCAGAAACGCGGCCTAAACATTTGGTGCCTGCATACGACCCACATGACCAGTGTGGCGATGCAACAGAACGTCTTTCACAAATATTTGCCTAAGGAACTGAAGGAAGCTAGGCGCACCTCGTCTATTCAGCTCAGTTGGTCGCAGAAAAACGGGTTTACCGACAACACGGCAGTCTACCAGAAGAACCAGATTTGGTTTCTGAACTACAGTCAGGACATCAAGGTGGTCGAAGGTGGTGAAGTGGACATTGTCTGGTGCGACGAGTTGGTCCCTCAGGATTGGCTTGAGACGCTCAGATACCGGCTCGTGACCCGGTCAGGGAAGTTGCTCGTCACGTTTACGCCGATTCTTGGCTACACCCAGGTGGTGAAGGAGTTCATCACGACCGCCAAGGTGACCGAGTACAAGGCGGCCGAGCTTTTGCCGGAGAACAATGTGATTGGTGTACCCAAGGGACATATGCCCTACAAGGCGGAAGGGATCTACGGCAAGCACGGGGTGATCTGGTTTCACTCGAAGCTCAACCCGTACAACAACTGGGAACGGATGAAGCAAACGCTTCGAGGTCGGAGCAGTCACGACATCAAGATTCGTGCTTACGGTTGGGCGGATCAGACAGCCGGAAGCCAGTTCCCAATGTTTGGGGACGTGAACATCTTCAAAGACCCGGTGTCCAAGGTTGCGCCTGAGGGCACGAACTACATGGTTGCTGATCCTGCCGGGGCACGAAACTGGTTCATGCTCTGGGCGCGGGTGGACGCTCACGGGATTATCTGGGTGTACCGAGAATGGCCGGACCAAAGCTACGGCGAATGGGCTTTGCCGTCAGAACGCCCCGACGGGAAGCCTGGACCGGCACAACGCAGTGGAGCTGGCCGGGGAGTGAATGAGTACACGGAACTTGTCTGGTCCCTTGAGACACACAAAGACAACGTCGAAGAGATTGCCGAACGTTACATCGATCCTCGGAGTGCAGGCTCAGAGGTCACAACCAAAGAGGGCGGTGTTACGTTGCTCGACCTGATTGCCGGTGCCAGCAACCCGCTGCATTTCCTTCCAGCAGCAGGTGTCAGCGTGGACGAACGGGTGCTGGTGATCAATGATCTTCTCTGTTACGACCGGGATCTGCCGATTGAGATTGGCAAGAATCATCCCAAACTGATGGTCCACGAGAGTTGCCAGAACCTGATCTACAGCATGCGGGAGTGGACAGGTGCAGACGGCCAAAAGGGAGCCAGCAAAGATCCTATCGACGCTTTAGGGTATCTGACGATTATGCAGCCTCAACACTACGGCGGTGAAAGCTGGAAGAAACAGATGGCTGCAATGTCCAAATGTGGTTCCTATTGACCATTAGCATGGATTGCCGTAATTTGACGTAAAGTATGTATTCGCCTTCTTCTGATCCTTTGGCAATCGCTACCAGCGTTCCTGATGTTGGTGATTTGTTGAGCGAATACAACCGGGCAATGATCAACTCGACCCAGGGCAACCTGACGACGAAGTTCGATGACATTCGTTTTGCCCGCTGGGCAGGCCAGAGTGACGACGGCAAGAAGCATAGCAATCTGCGTAACGATGGAGACCCAGCGTGGCCTTTTGAAGGTGCAAGCGACGTTCGTAACCGTTTGATTGACAGCACTTGTAACGAGCTTTCTGCGCTGCTCGTGACTGCGTTTGAGCGGGCAACGATTCGTGCGAGTGAGACGGAACTTAACGACACGTCGATCTCCGGTGTTGCGACCACGTTGCTGCACTGGGTACGCGACAATAAGATGCCCTTGGAGCTTCGTCGTGAAGCGGAGCTTGGGGCGCAGTACGCTTTCCAGTACGGTTGGACAGCCTTCTTTGTCGGCTGGAGACAGAACATCAGCAAGCGGTCACAGCCTATCTCCATGCAGGAGATTTTGGCTTTGGCGCAGCAATCTGGTAGCCCGACGTTGATGCAACTGCCTCAGTTGATCGCTGATCAGGCAGAAGAAGCTGCATTGATTTTGCAGGCTTCCACCCCTGGACTCACGCTGCAAGAGGCCAAGCGCATGGTCCGTGAGTTGTCTGAAACGGGGATGACAACTCGGGACGAAGAGTACGTCAGCAAGAATCTGCCTGAGATCATTGCGCTGAAGCCTTGGGACGAAGTGCTTTTCCCGCCTGAAACGTCGGATTTACAGCGTTCACGGGTGATTTTCCGTCGGACATGGATGTCTGAGGTCGAGATCCGTGAGAAAATTACGACTGAAGGCTGGAACAAGGATTGGGTGGAATTGGCCGTACAGATGGCTGGCAAAAGCAGTACCCTGTACAACACGAACATCCTGCCGAGTACGGAACTGCTCGTGTACAACGGGATCAATTACCAGAACATGATCGAGGTGGTGTACTGTTACACCAAGAGCCTCGACGGTACGGCTCCGTGCATCTACTACACGGTCATCTGCCCGCAGGCTGCTGTCGATCACCGCAACGATCCGATCTCATACGCCATCCATGAAAGGCTCGATTACGCGCATGGAGAGTATCCTTTTGTGGAGTTTCGTCGTGAGTGCATTCGTCGGGCTATTTTTGACACTCGGGGAGTACCGGAACTGGCGTCCACCGACCAAGACGAAGTCAAAGCCCAGCACGACTCCATCCGGGATCACACCGCCTTCTCGACGCTCCCTCCCATCAAGGTCGTCAAACGAATCGGAGCCATCAACAAGATCGGCCCGGGCGTTTCTCTGCCGGTGGTCAGTCCGACCGATTACACGTTCATGGATCCGCCAGCTCGTCAGCCCACCGTGGCGTTCGAGTTGATTCAGCGCGTTGAAGCGAGTCATGCTGCCTACTTTGGGACGGTCAATGCTACTGTTGACCCCCGGAAGACACAGTTGCTCCAGCAGATGTTGGTCAACACTTGGCTGCTGACCTGGCGCACGATCTTCCGGCAGATGTTCAGCCTGTGCTGCCAGTACATGAGTCCACAGGAGATTCAACGAGTCACTGGCGGTCAACTGCCGCAGAACTTGTCTGCCATTCACAACGAGTTCGATCTAACCGTTAAGTTCGATGTCAACGATCTGGACAAAGAGTACATCGCTCAGAAGATCGACTTCCTCACCAAAGTGGCTCAGCTTGACTCGGGCGGCGTGCTTAACCGGAACAAGCTCACCGAAATGATGATCCGTGCGGTTGCTCCTGAGATGGCACAGGAGTTGATCCTCAACCCGCAGGATGCCAGCCGTCAGATGTTCAAGGACGTGCAGAGCGACATTGCGTTGATGCTGTTGGGTAACGAGGCCCTGTATCAGGAGAACGATCCTGCTGCTCAGACAAAGCTCCAGTACGCGCAGCAGATCATCCAGGCCAACCCGAAAGCGCAGCAAGCACTACAGCAGGATCAAAACTTTCAAGCGTTGTTCCAGAACTACATCAAGAGCTTGCAGATGAGCGTCATGCAGCAGCAGAACGCGCAGATTGGTCGGATTGGTGTGACTCCGGTAAGCCAACAGCAATAACATGACAGACGATCAAAAGAACGCCTTTGGATTCAACGGCAAGAACGCCACTTGGACGGAAGTCATCAAGCTAATTGAAGCTATGCAGCAACAGCAGTGGATTGCTGCTGTTAGTCGAGACATGAAGGGCGAAGATCGCATCCACGCATGTGGTTCTGTGGACGGAATCAACCTTGTTTTGTCTACGCTTATACAATTTAGACAGGATGCTAGGAAACTTAATGGCTTGACACCTGACGAAGATTTGGCATAACGCCAACAACGGGCTGACCAGCGTTACTGGTCTGAAACGATAAAGGGCTTGCTGCCTTACCAGCATGGAAAACACAAACACACAGCCTGATTCCGGGAGTCAGGAGGGAGTAAATTTACCCGTTGCAGACAACCTCGGTAAGTTCGATGAGCGAAGTCTAACAGACTTCATCAAGAACAACTTCCTTGACGAGGAAGGGGCGGCTCCAGCCAAAGAGGAGCGGCAGACCGAGTCCGAGACTGAAGAGCCAACTACCGAGGAATCCTCGGAGGTTGAATCTGAAGTTCAAGACGAAGTCGATCAGTCCAACGAAGACGAAGAGGACAGTAGTCAGTTGAGTCGAGGCGTGCAGAAGCGCATCAACAAGTTAGTTGCTGCGAAGAAAGCCGCTCAGGCAAAGCTGCAAGAGCAAGAAGCAAGACTGGCTGCAATGCAGCGGGAACTGGAGGCCAATAGGGCTCTGGCAACCCAAGCAAAACAGCAATCAGTGTCCAACGAGATCGAGGCTCTTAGTTCAATCCCTGAGGTTGAGGCAGAGTACAAAAGAGCGGTGGACGTGATTATGT